ATAGAAATAGGTGGGACCATCTGAATCATTGATATAGTATAAAAAGACCACATGGGGTAATTCGTTACCGTCATCATATTTTAAATCAACATGTGGCACCTGAGATGTATATGCTTCAAATCTGGGATCAGGCATCGTGACATTTACCTTTGCCCTCAATAGCTCAAAATCTCCGACCTTTGAATAGATGGCTTCCAAGAACGGGGTGAGTATCGGGTAATGGGGGGATTTTTGCTCCCTTTCTTCATCCGACATGAATAGATGATGGGTGAGTTGCTTGGGCGTTGCGTATATAGTGGAATTATACGAGTCACTAATGTAATCACTAACTGAGTCGTTGTCATAGTATCTTTTTTGGGCCACTCCGTATTCGGGAGTATGAACATCCTGAAAGCGGTACGGGAAGGCGCTGCTTGAAACAAAGTCAAAGAATACCTGTTGGGTCTTTGCCGAAATAAAATTATTAAAAATTTCCATGGTTTTCATTAATAAGGCTGGAGTCTCTCAAGCCTTCGCATCTCAACCTCTTGATAGGCGACCGTATCAAGGGCCGCTTCCAATTTTCTCTTTAAGATGAGATTTTCTTCCTCAAGCTCCCTTGAGTGATCAATCCACCATTTAACGGTTACTTTGTCCATTTTTAATACTTTCATATTTGTCTAATACAGACTTAACCTCAAACCATGTATGAACACTGTTCTGGTCAGAAGCAAGCCGGTCAAATAAATATACCATCTCATCGGCCAACTTCTTGTAGATATCAAGTTCTATTTCAATAGTTGATGTCTTCTGTATTCTTTTTATTGTCTGTTGAAACTGTAAATTATCTTTCTCATAAAGATTGTGTACATGTCCATATTTTTCATTATCTTTTTTCATGGCTCCCAGAGTAGGGCTTGAACCTACGACAAACGGATTAACAGTCCGTTGCTCTGCCAACTGAGCTATCTGGGAAGGTGATACAAAAAACCCCGGCTATTTACTTGCGTAGGGATAGTTCCGGGGCTTTCATTTGTACTATAACGGTCCCAAGGTAGCCTGCACTTGCGCAACAAACACAAAGGGTGTCATATATATTATACATCAACGGTTATTCCGATAAAAGCCGCTACCTTTAAGTTGCATTAAAGGAGCTGTATAAACTTGTTTAAGAACTTCTCCACAGTATTCACACTCTGTTCTTATTTGATCTTCTTTAATAGATCTTAATTCTGTATATTCATGCCCATTACTGCATTTATATTCGTAAACAGCCATCATTGCTCCTGTATATAAATCTGAAAAGGTGATCCGGTGTATGGATCAAACTTTGATGTAATTGAAAGTGCTTTATTAATAGCAGCTTTTGCTTTGGGGATAGCAAGTTGTCTTCCACCGGCAATTGCCTGAATAGCCCCAAGAGCATATGATGACCCTGTACCGATTGCATACACACCAGTGCGATCAGAAGTCCATGAATAATCTCCGTCAATGATGTATATAACTCCATTTATTACGACAAGGATTGTTGATGATTGTTCTGCAATGTGTGTCTTTTCGTCGTTATCAGGCATTGCATAACCCGTCTGTTCAAAACACTCCCTGAGGGCGGGGATAAATTTTTGCGTAATAAACTGATCCAAATGTACGCCCGATGTCTTGAATGTGGGAGAAGGAGGACTGAAAGCGTGATGCAATATATTGATTGCCCGAACATCCCCGGCTGCACCAAGAAGATATCTACCATTAGAAGCAATCTTACTAGTTCCAGTGCCAAGCGTTGTTATTTGATATGCCATTCCTGACTCATCAAAAGATGAAATTCTAGAGTCTGTGCCAATAACGGCGTAACCAGCTCCTTGTATAGCAACGATTGTTGTCATCGACCAGTTCTCCAAAGAATTAATATTGCCAATAGACATCCAAAACAAAAAACTGTAAATATAAAATCAACCATGCTTATCAATCTTCATTGGGAGGAAAAAGGAATTATTAATCCAAAGCAAAGCAACGGTGGAATAACCGACAATATCAAGCAATGTGTCATAGATGGTTTCATTTGAGACAGAGTTAAAGCCTTTACGCTTTGATGAAAGCAAATTATTAAGTCTGGCAATCTTGTCGTGCAATCTTACAATCAGTCCCCACATCCCAAATTTTGAAATATTCTCTGGGCCGTAGTCATGTTGTTTTTTTATTACAGTTGCTGTAACAAGTTTCTTACTAAGCATTACATTTACAAATTTTGAATATTCAGGATCTTCTAGTAAATGATTGAACAAAGAAATGGCAGAGTGAGACGCTAGTAGGAACCAAGCTTGGTGGATCTGAATAGAGTCTTCAAGGTCTTTCTCTGTAGAAGTAGATCTCATTTCGGCGGGGTCAATTGCGTTCATGCCGCTATGAATATAATAATCAATCAATGATTTTAAAAATTCAGTATATTGAGAATGCCCTGAGTTATTCAATAAGGCTGCCGGAATCAAATGTGGATTATTTACAATATAGAAATCAACATCATTTACAACATCAAGCATATGTTTATGACCACACTGCTCAGAGAAGTTGAATATTTTATCAACACAATGCTCAGCAGCACTATCCCAGTCACTGTATGTCAAGTTGTCAACATCAAGACACTCTTGAAAGCGAGTTTTCACTTGGAGGCACTTCTTTCAGCACTTGGGTCTACAATTTGAAACTCGCCTCTTTTTACTTTTTTAAAAAACCCCCTATTTGCATTGTAAAAATTATAAAAAGTAGGAAGTGAAATTCCTAATTCTTCAACAACAAGCTTTGGAGTGATTGTTTTGCCAAAATTTGTCTTCACATAGTTGGTAAGGTCCTTGCCTTTGCGACCACGGCGACCTTTTGTTGACACTGAGCGATCTTCAAGAGAAAAAAAGTTATACCATTTCAAAACAAGCTCATCGCTAACTGAATAATATGTAGCAATTTGTTTCATGTTCTTGTCATCTTTGATTCCTGCAATTACAGAATAAGCAGCTCTTCTATCTTCCCCGGCTGAGTCAGATGGAATCATTGCAATAAGTGTTTTTTCTTGTTGAGTACTGAGCATTTTGTTTTCCTTCTTGTGCTTTTCTTCATGATAGCAGGTCATTTTCTATTTTGTTGCTCATTTTGGACAAAAAAGTAGAGCGCCTTTGTACACAACAATAATCTTTCGAAATATCATCGCCCAAAAGCGCCCTACAAGCTTATTTTTTCTTCAAATGCCAGTCAATATGACCATCTAATTTATTACCGACTTCTTTAACATCAGATTTAAGTTCTAAAATAGAATCATATACCATATTGTGGTCGTTTTTATTCTCTTTACGTGTTTTCTGTATCAAAGTTACTAGTACAGAAAATATTCCTGCAACCAGCGCTACTATAATGCTGGTATCCATGGTTACTTCATCAAAAAGTTGGCAATTGCATCAACATCAGCATCAAGATTACCAATTTGCTCTGCGTGTTCTTTAAGAACAGCAATCAAATCAGACTTCTTAACAGTATCTGGATCAAGAGCAACTTCCTTTGTTGGAGCAGTCTTTCCTGAACCCGATGTCGGGGTAGGTGCTGAGCCAGCCATTGGAATTGAAGACACTTTCTTCTCTGGGTCAAGAGGAACTTCGTTCATCATACCCTTGAGAAGATCTGACTGCGAGTTATGCCAAGCAGCTGCCTTAATGTGATCTTGCATTGCCTCTGCCGAAGCCTTTGCCATGTTTTCATGCCAATTCTTCATTGCAGTGTTGTCTTCAATCATTTTTTCCATATTATATTTCATATTATTTCTCCTTATTATTAAATAAATCTCTAATCATAGAGATGAGGTTAGACATTGAATCTTCTTCCATATCATCCTCTTCTTCGTATTCATCATCCATTTCTGGCATTACGAGTCCATCCGGAATTACAGCAAACCTGCACTTTCCTTCTTCTTCTACACGCTGGGCAATGATTTTACAAACACCCTCTCCTTCGTATAGAACACAATTTGCGCACTTAACGCCAATATCTTTAACTTCATTCTCTTCTGGGCTGTCATAGGCAGCGTAAATGCCTGTTTCATCTTCATTAAACTTTCCGTAATTGCCTGCAATTGTTATCAACGCATCGGCAAGTGCTGCTTCTTCTTCCACAAGATCTTCTGCGACCTTATTCACATTTTCTTTTGTCACTCTGTAACCTCCTCCTCTTTTTTTGTATTCCCGAACAAGCCATGCGTTTGCATATGCTGAGGGATATACATCAAATTTTGCTTTAGCCGCGGCTTTAACCCTGGCATAGAGAGCCGGGTCTGTTGGCACATTTGCTTTTTCCATTTTGTTCCCTTCTGTTGATACATTTATTGGCTTATTACCATCTCTGCTCTGAGTTGCCTCAGCAGTTCTTTTTCTTCTGACAGCAGACGCAATCTGCTCAGGTGTCATTCTTGCAGCTCTTGAGGCTGGAACGCATTTGGGGTATTTGCCAGTGTCTGCATCATCACGACCACATGGTTCAAAACCACCACCAGCTTTTGGCCTTGAAATATCTACCCATTTCTCTTTAAACCAGTCTTTCAAGGATTTTAGAGTCTCTTCAAGGGCTTCTTCATCAAATGATTCTGAAATATTCTCTGATGAAGATTTTACGTGCATAACAAACCAATTATACCATTATTTTTATTGATACACGGAATAAAGTTCGTCTCTAGACCATCTCTGGACCGGAATTTTTACATCTCTAAAATATTCAAAAGCATCTTCAGAAGAATAATAGATTCTTGCATAAGCCTGCATAGCTTCTTCGTCATAAACTGGGCATATAGGATTAGGGTCTAGATAGACCGCCTTAAACTGATATTCATCCCCCTGCCAGTGCACTGCGTTTACGACCATCAACTTTTTATTGCAGTATGGGCATAATTTCACTGGGTATGGGAAATCAGGAATCACTCTCCCCATCAACATCTTCATCCTCCTTGTCATTAAAAACTTTGCTTCTTAAGATGAAAGTGATTATATCATCAACTTTTCTCTGGGCGATTTCAACGCCATCCATTAAACAGTTTACTTCATCAAGTGTAATTGTGTAGTCGTCATCAGGAGATGTAATCACAAAAGCTGGGACAAAGTTACCCTCAAAGGGGATTGCCTTTATTGTGATAGAAAGCGTTTCAATATCATTAAAATCCCCATCCTCTGGATAATGAGATATTTTCATTAAATAGCATTTCTTTCTGATTTAATAAAAGCGTCATGACAAATTGGTAAAATATTTGCAAAAAAACTTTCTATAATTACTGCATATTGCTGAATTTCGTACTGAGCATTAGACTCATTTCTTAGAGAAATAAAGTTAATAAGGCTTCTAGCGTTAACTGTCCAGATAAACTCTGTGTACTGAGAAACTGGCAAAACACATCTAGCTACCTCTTTTGCTACACCTAGCTCAAGTAAATCTCTGTACACAAGATCCGCATAGCCAATAACTTCTTGCATCCGTCTAGTAACTAAAGACTTGAGTTCTGAATCTTCAATTTCTTCAAAGGTATAAGCCCCCGGCTTTCCAACTTGTTTGCGAATATTGCTATTTGCTGGGATATAGTAATCAATAACTGGAGGAACATGATATCTCATACTCATCTCGTTAAATGACGACCAGCGATGCCTCATCCATTCTCTTGTGACAAAGATTGGGGCTTTAACTCTAAATTTAAAAATTACATGCTCAAAAGGTGTTGCATGTTTATTCTTCATTAAATAATTGATAAGTCCAATAGAAGATTCATTAATCTCCTTAACTTGCGCTGCAAACGAAACTTTGGCAGCATTAACTACTGAAAGGTCATTGCCCATAACATCAAGCAATTCAACCTCACCGTGGTCTAAAACATCGTAAACTTTATTTTTGTAATCCATGGGTTGACACCTTAGCAGGGTTTGAAGAAAAATTCTTTAAAAAAAAAGTATTTTATTTCGACATTGAAGAAGAAAATGGTGTACGCTGAAGCGTTCCAGCGCTTCCACATACTAGTATGCTTAGTATACTAAGTATGCTATATATACTTTATATACTTATATATACTTAGATTACTAATATTACAAGGAGTGATATGATTGATAGCATGGAAATAATAGCAGTTGTTGAGTCTGATGACTATGGCCCTGCTATAATCGTAGACCCTGAACATATAACTATTTTTCATTTTGATGACTTTTATCTGGGAGCGACAAGGTGCATGTACACCGATCGCCCCATAACTTGTGAAATATCTGAAGAAACAGCACTCGCTCTTATGGCAAAAGGTGTAAAGTGTTTAGATGCCAATGTTAATGATCAGAATTTCTAAAACAAATGAATAAAATAAGCTGGTTCAGCCTTAACAATTTAGATGAGTCTGGTGAACTTTGGTATAGCCAAGGTTACTATAATGCTGGCATTAATACTATTAAAGCCTTACAGGAGAAGCAAACCGCTGTCTTTTATAATAGAGAAGAGCTTGATTATCACGTTAACTTCTGTAATCCTCATTATTATCAATTAAGAAATAAATACAAAATTGGTTATACCCCTTGGGAGTCTACTAAAGTTCCTAAATCTTGGTTACACAATATGAGTCAATGTGATGAAATCTGGACAACATCAAATTTTGTTAAAGATGTTTATATACAGAATAATGTACATACAAATATTCATGTAATCCCTCATGGCGTTACTCCAGATTGGGAAATCTTTGAAAGAGAATTGACTGGAAAGTTTAATTTTCTTCATGTAGGTGGAGATTCTAAAAGAAAAAATGCACAACTTGTGGTTGATGCTTTTCTAGAACTTTACGATGGTAATTTAGACTATCAATTGATTCTTAAATACAATAATTATTGCCATGCAGAAGTTTATATTAATGACAGTCTAGTTCCTGCAATTAACCATCCTCAGATTATGGGTATTCCAGCTATTCTTGAGATACATGACTTAATTCGTTTATATCACAAATGTCATTGTATGGTTTATCCAACAAGCGGTGAAGGTTTTGGATTAATTCCTCTTGAAGCAATGGCAACAGGTTTGCCTACGATTATTACAAACGCAACTGGCTGTACAGATTATGCTCAACTAGGAATTCCAATTTCTGCAACAATGATTAAAGCAGATTGGCACGATCATGTTTACAATGATGATACCGGATATTGGGCTTCTCCAAATTTTGATGAACTTTTAAATGCAATGAAAAATGTTGCCAATGAGTATCAAGAAATTTCAAACTTTGCTTTAAGATCCGCAAGAACTATTCATTCCGAGTGGTCTTGGGGCGCAGTCGCTGATAAGATACTTCTTAGATACGAAGATTATCAGAAAACTTTTAACTGACCCAAGTATTAATTATTCCAAAGCTCATCAGTGTTTGATAATATTGATATACACCATTTTTAGGAGATTTAATGACCATTACCCCAACCCCAGAAGCAACACCGCTTTTTACTTTTAAACTAAGCGAAGATTTTGTTTCATCTTACAAAGAGAAAAAGGCTCCCTTCGGCTACAAAGACGCAGCAGGGAATTCTGTTGGAGAAATTACTTTTCTTCGTACATATTCTCGGAAGAAGCCTGATGGGACAAAAGAAACTTGGGTCGATGTTTGCGAGCGTGTGATTAACGGAATGTATTCTTTGCAGAAAGAACATTGTAGAAAAAATAGACTTCCTTGGAATGGTGCGAAGGCACAAGCAAGTGCTAAAGAAGCTTTTGATCGTTTGTTTAATCTTAAGTGGACACCACCGGGCCGTGGTCTTTGGATTATGGGAACACCTCTTGTCAATATCCACAAGAACTCTGCTGCTTTGCAAAACTGCGCCTTTGTTTCAACAACTGAGATGACAAAAGACAATCCAGCTGAGCCTTTTATGTTTCTTATGGAAGCGTCAATGCTTGGAATTGGAGTTGGTTTTGATGATAAAGGTTCTGATAAAGATTTTTATATCTATCAGCCAAAAGATTCTGTTTTTGTAGACATCATCGCAGATGATCGTGAAAGTTGGGCAAGAGCAACGGGAGATTTGATTAATTCGTACCTAAAGCCTGATCAGCCAACTATTGAGTTTGATTATTCTCTTATTCGCCCATTTGGTTCGCCTATTGCAACTTTTGGGGGGACTGCCTCAGGACCAGATCCATTGATTAAACTTCATAAGGCTATTAAGAAAATGTTTCATGGCCGTGCGGGGCAAAAAATAACTGCTGTGGATATTGCAGATATTGGAAACCTTATTGGAGTATGTGTTGTTTCGGGCAATGTTCGCCGTTCAGCAGAATTGTTCATTGGCCGTAACACAGAGGAATTTTTAAATCTCAAGAATGTTGAAAAGTTCCCTGAGAGAAACTCTTATGACTCTGACAATCCGGGATGGGGTTGGATGAGTAATAACTCTATTGAGACAACTGTTGGTGCTGATATTTCAAATATTGTTGATGGTATTGCACTCAATGGAGAGCCTGGAGTTATTTGGATGGATATGTCTCGTAAGTATGGCCGACTAATCGATCCCCCAAATAACAAAGACTGGCGTGTTGCTGGGTATAACCCTTGCGCAGAGCAGTCCCTTGAGTCCTATGAGTGTTGTACGCTCGTTGAGACTTATCTAAATCGCCATGAGTCACTTGAGGACTATAAGAGAACTTTAAAGTTTGCATACCTCTACGCAAAGACTGTAACGCTTCTCCCAACTCATTGGGAAAAGACGAATGCAATCATGCAACGGAATCGCCGTATTGGTGCCTCTATGTCAGGTATTGCAAACTTTGCTGACATCAATGGAATTCCTGTTCTTCGTGAATGGATGAATAGCGGTTACGAAACGGTTAAGAGATATGACAATATTTACTCTGAATGGTTTGGCATTCGTGAATCAATCAAGATGACAACTGTTAAGCCTTCGGGAACTGTTTCAATTCTTGCAGGTGAATCTCCAGGGGTTCATTGGACACCGGGTGGTAAATATTTCCTTCGTGCAATTAGCTGTGGAAATGATGAGCCAATGCGTCCATTGTTCAAGATGGCAAATTACCGTGTTGAACCGGCATCTGAATCGCCAGATACAACATCTGTTGTATTTTTCCCAATTAAATCTGATGCCGAAAGAGCAGAGCGTGATGTAACTATCTTTGAAAAGATGGCAATTGCTTCTGTTGCTCAGAGATATTGGTCAGATAACTCAGTATCCGTAACAATTTCTTTTGACTCAGAAACTGAACAAAAGCATGTTGGCACAGTTCTTCATATGTACGATGGTCAACTTAAAACTGTTTCATTCTTACCTTCTGGAAACTTTACTTATCCACAAATGCCTTATACACAGATTACTGAAAAGGAATATGTTGAAGAAGGCGAGATGAGATTGTTCCCAATTGACTTTGCTGGCGTGTATGCAGGAATGGCTGCAGACGCAGTTGGAGAGAGTTACTGTACAACTGATAGTTGTGAAATCAAACTTATTAAAGACAACATTGCCCGCTAATTACACAAAACTGTCGTCAGTGTGTAGATAATTTAAAGAAAGTGATGTAGAATTGTATCTATATGAGTTCTGACATTATTAAAAATAAGAAAATTTGGGTTCCCGAAAGATCCTATGGCGTTTGTCTTTGGATTTTGCCAGACGGATTGCCTTTGTCAGATGGTGACGGAGTGCTTTCGGCTGAGGGTTTAATGAATGACCCAAAGATTGAAAAAGCAGTTGCAGAGGCTGCTAAATACTGGACAGGTTCTGACGAGGGAGTTGCTAGATGGGTTGCCGGAGCAAGAAAGATTTCTTCTTCTGAAAAAGATGACCAAGCAGAAAGACTTTCTAATGGTTTAATTGCTGACCCATATGAAGATATGTATGATGCATACTTCGCACACAAGAGAGCAATATAATGCAAAAAATGGAAGTTGTACAAGACGAGCAAGTGGAATTGGAATTTGATGATATTTCATATAATGCCTTTGACGCAGAAAAAAAGACAACAGACCCGTTTCTGTCAGTGAAAATGTCATCTCTTTCTCCACGGATGAAGAGAAAAGCTCAAAGACTTCAAAAGAAATATGAGGGTGAAGATGGTACGGCTAGTAAGTACATTGACCCTCTTGTTGTTAATGGCTATTCGCTATGGGATATTATCAACCCCCCATATGATTTAGATAATCTTGCACATCTTTATGACCAAAGTTCTATCCACTATGCAGCTATTAACGCCCGTGTGATGAATACTGTTGGTCTTGGGTATGAATTCCAAGAAACATTAAAAGCCAAAAGAAGGATTGAAAGAGTTCAAGATGACAAGGTAAAACTTGAAAAGATGAGACGACAAATGCAAGATCTCAAAGAAGAACTAGATGACGCTTTTGAAGATTTAAATATTGAAGAAACTTTAATTGAAACTATGGTTCGTGTTTGGCAAGATGTTCTTACAATTGGTAATGGCTATCTAGAGATTGGTCGCAACAACGCTGGAAAGATTGGCTATATTGGTCATATTCCTGGAACTATGGTTCGGGTTCGTAGAAAAAGAGATGGCTTTGTTCAAATTTCTAGAAGCAATAAGATTCAAGCAGTTTTCTTTAGGAACTTTCAAGACTTAGAGATGGATGATCCAATTAATATGGATCCCAACCCTAATGAGATTATTCATTTCAAGATGTATTCACCAAACAATACTTACTATGGGATTCCAGCAGCAGTTTCTGCTGCCGCAGCCATAATTGGAGATAAGTTTGCTAAAGAATATAACATTGACTATTTTGAGAATAAAGCGATTCCTCGTTATGCAATCATTCTTAAAGGCGCAAAGATAAGTCAGCGTTCAAAGCAGGAGCTTGTTAATTATTTCAGGAATGAAGTTAAAGGCCGTAATCATGGCACTTTGATTATTCCTCTGCCTGCCTCTATTGGTTCTGATACCGATATCAAGTTTGAAAAATTAGAAGCCGGAATTCAAGATTCATCTTTTGATAAATATCGTAAATCAAACCGTGATGAGATACTTGTCGCAAACAGGGTCCCTGCTCCTAAAGTTGGAGTTTATGATAATGCGAACTTGGCTGTTTCACGAGATGCTGATAAGACATTTAAGATGCAAGTTATTGGGCCAGATCAGGCGGTTATTGAAAAGAAACTCAACCGTCTTGTAAAAGAATTTACAGACCTTCTGTCTTTTAAACTCAATAAGATTGATCTTATGGATGAGGATATGGAATCAAGAATCTATGATAGATATCTTAGAACTGAAGTTATTTCTCCAAATGAAGTTAGAACAAAGGTTGGATTGCCAGAACGTAAAGATGGTGATGAAGTTTTACCTTTCCCTACAAAAGTTAAAAAGGAAGGATCAGGAGCACCAGTTGGCAATTCCAATAATGCTTCATCAATTCCACCAAAGTCTAGATCAGATGCTGGCTCAACACCAACAGGTGTTCAAGGCAGTGGTGATCAAAAAGAAAGAGGTCAGAGTCAAGACTCTGGCGATAATATAGATACCGTCAAGGTATTTGAAGGAGAAAAAAATGAGTAGTATTGTATATACAACAACAGCTATCGCAAGCACAGACGGTGAGGTGTCAATCGGACATCATACTGATTATTTGTTTGTATGGAATAAAAGCAACACAACAAGTGCGATTATTGAATTGAACGGAAGACACCAA